TACAACTGTAATCTGCATTCTTGACTTTCGTTCTTTTTAAATTATATACTACTATTTTATTTGATGTTGCTCAAACTGCTGATGAATTTTTACTTCTTGATTGGTATTTACGACACTAGCCGAGCTCCAATTAAGTATATATTTTGTTTTGCTGACCAGGACTAAATTACGGCCATCATCAGTCAAAACCAAGGTTGCATCCGCCATATCTTCACGATCTAGTAAACTTATAGTATACAGGATTCCCAGGGCTTTTGCAACATCACAATACACGTTATCACTCAAAAGTTGCCAAGGATCAGGCCATTGTGTATGATCATCCCAGTGTAGATAGTATGGTTGCCAGGGAGAGTTGCTCCACCAGGCGTTAATGGCGGTAAGTGCTGCTTCTAAATCTTGAGATTGGGCAGAGGTACGCAGTGTGGCCCAGGATTCCAACCTGGTGGCAAAATCAGTGTGCCACATTAAGCTAGATACGTGATAGAGTAGCTGAGTACAGCATTGGTGCCGGTGTTGGTGGTTGTAAATCTAAAACTGATTATATCGGCTGATTCGGTAAATGTTAAAGTTACCCCAGTGGTGGAATTTTCAACAAAATCATCTGAATAATCAATGTCGCCGGTGCTGTCTGCGGTAGGACTGGCCACTAGTATGGTGCCTGTGCGACATCCTGTGCCGCGAACCAGGGTATAGTTTACGCTAAATGCTGATATTTCTGCTGAGTCTATTGTGGTGACGACTCCGGAACTATTGTTAGTCAGCGTGGTACTAATTCCCGACTGTCTAGTATAGGTACCTTGTTGTGTGGTCACGCCGTTGGTTGTGGCTATACTTTGTGTGTTATTGAGTGTTATGCGAGGATAAGCAGTGCCTGGAGTTTCACTACCGGCATAAGCATCGCCTCTCTCAAACATATCACTAATACTAACATTGTTGTTGCTCTGTATGTCAATAACGGCTGTGTATGGTGTAGTTGTTCCGCCAAAATGATTACCTACATCATAAAATATATTATGACCAGTGGCATTTAAGCTAACATCACCAAATACTACACCGTCGGCATATATATTATCAAATAAATTACCGGTAATCCTAACACCTGTTGCACCGCCATTGACCACTGTGTTGGTACCTAATTGTACCCCACGATAAAGAGTATTAAATTTACCATTAGTAAAAGTTACGCCTTTGATTTGTTGATCAGTATCGACTCCGTATACTGTGCCAGAAAATTCACAACCATCAAATACAATTTGTTCGCAAACTAAACTAGTAGTGCTAGCAAATGCTACTCCTTTGGTGAAATCTCCCTCTGTGGTAAGATTGGCAGTAGTTAATGGACCGTAAAATCCTACGTTTTTAAATGAACAATTAACAGCATCTTGAACTAAAAATACATCGGTATTAGTATCCTGGTTTCTAAATCCTAAATTAGTTACAGTAATATACGTAGGTGGCGTGGCTCCGTTGTTACCAATATTAACTCCATATTGTTGTAAACTGTCTGCGGTACGAGCAACATAAGCATTTAATGTTGAATCGTCAACACTGTTATCTAATTGGATAATACTATTATCTAGACCTTCGCCCCATAATGTAGCATACGGCGGAATTAAAATTGAATTGGTAACACGGTAAACACCGGCCGGAAAAAATAAACTACGTCGAATTTGTGGATTTACTTCACGGCAAAATAGTTGATATAGTGCTCGATTAATCGCTTCGGTGTCGTCGGTTGTTCCGTCGCCTACTGCACCAAAATCGGTCACTGAAGCAAATTGATCTAGCCATGACTGTAAACTCTGTGTTACTGGATCGCCGGCTGTGGCTCCAGTTTGTACGGTGTATCCAGCTGCCTGGCCTTTATAGGTATAGCTAGTGTTAAGATTTAAAATATCACTAAATTCTGTGAGAATTTCAGTGTTTCCAATCACTGGTGCACCTTCTTCTAGGGTGCCGTTACCAATGTATAATTGACGTGTATCAATTGACCAGCCCAGCTCTGCGCCGGCTAATTGTGGTAAATTTTCTTCCAACCCTTTGCGGTTAGTAATCTGGGAAATTTGAACGATTGCCAATTTAGTTGTCCTTGGATAATATCAACTATTTAGCAGATAGTACGCCTCTACTCTTTTCCACCATTCTTGTTTCCAGTGCGTAAATTCATCACCCTCAACCACAAATTCTTGGTATTCTGGGGACTTAACAATCTCATGTTGACTGTCAAGTTCGGGTTTAACTGCCATTAAAATAACACCTTTATTAATGGTAGTTCCGTGAATTTTATCATGTGCTTCGGCGTAGGCAGCCAGCTGTAAAAAGTAATCCTCAATCCAGTCTCGGCGCTTGGGCTTGTTAGTTTGTTTAAAGTCAATAATACTTTCTTTGCCCTGATGTAAACCCACGCAATCAGTGGTTCCTGCATAAACTTCAGGAAAATATAATGGAACTTCTACTCCCCAAAATTCATTGACATTAGATAATCCCTGATCAATAACCACCTGAGCCATGGCGTGACTTGGCCAGCTAAATGGGTTTGATCCGCGATCTTTGAGCTCACCTTCTTTAACATATCCTTCTAGGTAGGTATGCATTCTTGTGCCACGATTGGCAGCTTCTGTAGTAATTGCTTGCGCCTGAGCATGGCCTACACGACGGCGCCAATTTTCTAATATTTGTTTCTTTTCCTCTGATTTAGTTTGATCAAGGATAGTAGTCACACTAGGAACGTTGTTGCCATCCGGGGTAGCATATAGGCGGCGGCCGTTGACTTCTTTACGAGATAGTTTAGTGTATTGGAATTTTGGATTATACATTGTGCCCTTGACTTTTTGCGTACTTTTTATAATGTTCCTGGTTGCGTTCGGCAATCCGGTACATTTCAAAAATCTTTTCAGATCTGTTTGTACTATTATACAGCATTTGTAAACTATTTACAATGGCTTGAATTCTTTTTGTTGGAGTTGATTCTCGATCATAACTTTCATCAATAATTGAACTGAATGTTTCAACGCCCATTTCTTTAATGCGATCTAAACTGCCTGGGCCAGAAACTAATAAAAAAGGCTTGCCTGTTGCTAGAGGTTTGGCTGTTTTTTCAGTAAACCAAAAATCTCCAAACGGGTCTGTTTCGCAAACAACTTCAATTTGATAATGATTCCAACAGTTAGGATAACTTTGAAATGCATCGCCTGGCGGTATTCTTCCTGAACGTGCAGTACTAACTAAGTCGGTATCAAATGCTCGATCAGCAAACCATACTTGTTCCTTTTGATATATTTCTGAGAAAGACTCGTGATGCCACCAACACCGTGATTGAAAAACTAGGTAGGCATCTCCCGGGAATGCTTGATCTAATTCGTACGCTAATCGCATGCGTGTTGGGGTAAACCGACCAATAATACTGCCTACAAATTGTGCTTGTGAAATATCTTTTTCAAAGTTAGGAATATGTGTGTTAGCACTAACAAACACGCCAAGTGTTTTAGTGCTAAATGTAAATGGTTCGCATAATTGAGTATTGTGCGTGTTTATTACTACAGACTTTTTGTCAATATCAAATGTTTCACAAAGTGTTTCTAAAAATTCTAATAACCCACTAGCGGTTAAATTTTCGCCATCATCAGCATTTACTGTAATATGTTGGTTGGTGTAGTGGGTAGAAAAAATATCCAACAGCCACTCTTTATTGGCACAGGTATTATCTTTGATTGCAAAGTATTCAGCCGCAATAATAATATCGGTATCAGTAATGACGACGGCTTGCTTAGACATAGTTGGCCAAATTTAAATTTAATAGTCGATTCCATTGCTCATAAACGTAACTACGAAATCGGTGTTGATTGTTAATTAATCTTTGTTGAAACCGTGGGCTGAAATTTACAATTAAACTATTGATAGTTTTTACTGCTAATTCTGCATACTCGTGCTCAGTTTCGCCTGCTAGACTTGCGTAATCAATTATGTCTTCAAATGTATCAAACCCTTGGTCTTTAAGATACTGGCGTAATTTTGGTTGCCCATACACAAAGAACGGACGTAGTCCTATAACCGGTTTCCAAGTTTTTTCACTGATAAAAAAGTCATCATTGTTAAATGTTGTTTCGGTGACAACGTTAAGATAAGAGTTCTGCCATGTGGCAATATCTCCCAAGGTGTAAAGATCATTGGGTATAGGATGATCGCCAATATCGGCGTCAACTAATGTATGTTCAGCACCTGTTGTAAAATATCCCTGTTCCTTAACTTGTTTAAGGTAATGAATTAGTATTTGCCTGTGTGCATGTGGCTTACGATTAAGACACATAAATTTTTTTGCCACTGGATTTAATGTTAGTTCATCATTAGTGTATGCCTGAAAGTTTAAGTCACACACTATAGCCCAAAAATCCAATCTGCATTGATTGGAGTTGCCAATGCACAAGTGTGGTACACCGCTGTCTTGAATGATTTTTTTTACTCGGGGTATTGCGGGATCTACTAAGTCATGACAGATTATAAATTCTGGAGCAGCGTCATGTATTTCTTTGGCAAGGTCTCGATCCAATAACCATGTGGGATTAACAAGCATTACAGAATCAACTGCTAGTTGGTCTTGTGCTTTGCGTTCTAGTATATCTCTTATTAATTGTTCAACACGGCCAGCTTTCCAAGCATAAGGAAAGCCATTGTCACTTTTAATGATCTTCAAATCCTAAAACTTTCCCCACAACCGCAACGGTCTTTTTCGGCAGGGTTGGTAAACTCAAACCCTTCGTTGAGTCCTTGGCGCACATAGTCTATCAGTAGGTCATCTAGGATAGTCAGACTTTTGGGATCTACTACAATTTTAAAACCGTCAGAGTCAATTACGACATCGTGTTTGTCTGTGGTGTCCACGTACTCTAACACATAAGCAAGTCCACTACAGCCGGTAGTTCTTGTGCCCAGACGTATTCCTATACCAGATCCACGACGATCTAGATTATTTTTAATTTTGCTGGCGGCAATGGGTGTTACTGAGATCATGGCAGTTTCTTTTGTTTATTTCTATAATCTGCTATGGCGGCTTTAATTGCATCTTCGGCCAAAATGCTGCAATGAATTTTGACTGGGGGCAACGAAAGCTCTTCGGCAATGGCTGAATTTTTAATTTGTCCTGCTTGGTCTAAAGTCTTGCCCTTGACCCACTCTGTTACAAGTGACGATGAAGCAATCGCACTCCCACAGCCATATGTTTTAAACTTTGCATCTGTAATAATCCCATCTACAACTTTAATTTGTAGTTTCATCACGTCACCGCAAGCCGGGGCCCCGGTAAGTCCCGTACCTATTGTAGGATCTAGCGGATCCATCCTGCCAACATTTCTTGGATTTTCATAATGATCTAAAACTTGTTCTGAATATGCCATATTACATCCTTATGTGTGTCGTGGACACAAAATTAAAATACACAGCAGCCCATACCAGGGCTACAAGTAGCACCATAATTACAGTATTAAAATTAAATTTCATAATTAGTCCTGTAGTATTGCCCAACGGTAACAATTACACCCGCCATCTAAAATCTGTTGCCAGTGATAGCCAAAAGGTGGCGGATTTAGTGGGCCTTGCGTGGCCGGGGCTGGTTGTTGAACATAATAAGTTGGTGGTGGCTGAACATATACCACTGGCGGTGGTGTATAATAAGCATTGGCGGCCAACACTCCGACTGCCACACCGGCAATAGCAGGAGCTACCCAATAATTATTATTATACCTATTATTGTAATACTTATTATTGTAATACCCATTATTATAATATCCATTATTATAATATGCTGGGCCTCGATATCCGTGATTCCACGCCAACACCGGCGAAGATACGGCGGCACCAATTAGGCACAATGCTACAATTAACTTCTTCATGATTGTTTCTCCAATCAGTAAATTACGACTGTTATAGTTTACTGTTTTTTCTTAAAAAGGTCAACCAATTTGGCCTGAATTGTTTTAGCAAAGTCTGGCTGTGGAAAATTCCACCCTATTAATGCGCCTACTACTATCCAAAATAAAGTTTCTAACATAATATGCTCCTTTTATTGTCGGCGTTTCATTGCCGCTTTGGCATTTGTATCTACTACTGCACGGGCTTGGTCCACGCTCATACCAGTAGTGGCTTCGGTATTACCTTTGAAACGGACCACACTTGAATTTGGTTCAAGTGGTTCTAGTACATTACTAAGTGGTTCTTGACTGATTAACTCAACCAACCCATCAGGATTGATACTCACCCCAAGACTCTGAGCCAGATCAATAAATGCGGCTTGACTAATTTCTTTTTTGGCAGTGGTATCGTCAGCACGACCAGATAGAAACTTTGTCAATGCTAAAAGTTTCTGTGAGTCTGGCGTGGCAAACTCAACAAGTCTCATTATCTACGAGCGCGGCCTAGATCGGCGGCGCCGCCAGCAACAGGTTCTTCGATATCAACATCAATCTCTTCTTCGCCCGGTGCCGGTAATTCGGCTGGTAATTCTTCTGCACCTATGTCGGCGGGAGGAGCACCCATGTCTTCACCCGGAACTGTAGGGGCTTGGCCAGTGACTACGCCAAGTGCGCCTTCGAGTTGTGTCTTGCTACCTTGTAAATTTTGTGTTAGGCCGCCAAGTGCGCCAGTTACATCTTGGTTGAACTGCATAGCTTGGTCAGCACCAATTTGGTTCTTAACTTGATCAACCAGTGCCGGTAAGTCTTTAAACTGCATAGCAGTAACTTGTTCAATCATTTTCTGTACCTGATCAACCATGTCTTGCGAGGCCAAGACAACTTGAGCTTGTTGTACTTCTGATTCTGCAATACGACGGCGGCTTTCTGCCATTGGATTGTTTGCTTTTTGTAACAACTGGGCCTTTTGTTGTGTTAGTGCTTTAATTTGTTTGTCGAGTTCAGCAGCCTGCTCCATTGCTTGTTTTTTATTTGCGGCCATATTCATTGCCACTTGCGCGGGATTAACAGCAGGAGCTGCAACTCCGCCTGATGCTACTGGCATATCTTCATTTACTTTACTGGCTAAACCTTGTTCCATAACAACCAATTTTAAATAGGCAGGATTTTGTTCACTACGATGGAATGCTGGCTGGCCGCGATGCTCTTTAATCAATCCACGCACACGGGTCAACATGTGTTGAGCTTGACGTTTGGTTAGTTGTTCAAAAGGAACAGAATTACCAAAATAACTTTCGAAAACCTTAGCGGCTTGCTTTGTTGGGCTGATTACGGCCAGTTCTTGCAGTTTCATTATTAAATCCTCGTTGTTGACAATATTTAGCCCAGTTTACACATTTGGCCAGTTCATTTTCCACTTGCTTTTTACGGATAATCTTGGTTTCTAACTTGGTGCCAATACTATCTCGAAATTCCCATTTGGAGCTACGTTCTCCTATTGCGGTTCTAACTGCTATGTCTGCTGTCAATGAACCTAGTTTGGTATCTAATTCCAGTAATTCTCGGGCTAGATTATATGCTTGATACTTGTCGGCTATACACCAACTTAATGCTGTTTTAGTACTGTTAAATACACCCACTTCGGTGGCGGAACAATATACTCGATAGCCAGGACGGGTTGGTTCAATACGATAATGTCCAAACACTGAGTATACTCCATCATCATTGCGCCAAATAGTATTGGGCAGGATATCTTTAAGCTCGGTTCTTAGAGCTTGTTCAAATTCTTTGTCTATGTTCATTTAAGGACGTAGTGTACCAGTAGATATCCAGTGGTTGCGGTCAATGCACCAATTACGGCCAGACCCCAGCCGATTAGCTGTTCACTGCGTTTTTCTGACATTTTTATCACCATGTCACGCACTTCATTGACCACTCGGCTTAGACCAGCAATTCTTTCGTCAATGTCATCCAGCCGTGTTTCTAACGCTGAATATCTTTCGGCACATAATTCTACATGTGCTTCCAGGCTCTTTTTTTCAATATCAGTGGCTTCAACCATATTATTTTCCTATTCTATATTTATGGTTTCAGATGCAAACCAGATATTCTGTCGGGTGCCGGATGTGATCAGCACGTAATCAATATCTGCGCGGTTATCTAACGAGATCAACATGGGTACTCCATCGGAATCAGCTTTTAATACACCTACAGGATCGGTTCCATCATTGAATACCTCAGTTTCTGTAGTGAATTCAAAATGCCACTCCTCTTGATTCTGCAACGGCTCTACAACATTATCAATCTGTGTTCGTAAACTGATCAGTTGCGTGAGTGTTTCCCAATTGCGCTGTTGATTTCTAGCACGATTCCACGAATCAGAATTGTTTATTTCTTGTCCAGCACGATCACGAAATGGTCCACGTGCAGGACGATAATGACCAGTTACTCCAGTG